TTGATTGAGGCTAAGAAAGTGTATGAAGAGTATTGATACTAATACATATAATAATATATAAATATACTTGCAATATATCATACATACATGTATACTATCTCTATCTTAACTAATCAACGAGAAACAATATGACTAAGCATGAACGAGAAGAAGCAATCAAATCATTCCAACGTATGTATGTGAGCAACCATATCAACGCATTCGAACTAAAGGAAAGACTTGAATGGGTATATAGTCAGGGGTTAATTGAGTGACCCCTATCCATCCCGTCCGTGTTTGTCTAGGGGCAGGGGTCAGGGAGGGTTGCATCTGGAGAATCAGGGGAGGGTGAGTAGGTTTAGGTAGGGGGTACTTATCCTGAAATATATTCGCTATATATTTACTTGATTTATATTTATCCTGAAATATCAATTTTGTATATACAACCGGATTATTGGGTTTTAGAAATTTGTTTCGGATTTTTGTAATCCTAAATTTTGTATATTTTTTTTTTGCTTTGAAATCGATATCCAAATCATAATCTAAATCACTAGACTAAGATCAAGAGTAATAATAATATATATTAATAACCAAGGCTTAAAGAAGAGACATTTCATTATATGCTAAACCTCTGTGAAATACCGTGTCAAGAGGATATATATGACAATATCATGTGAGACATTGTCCATTCGTGAGAGATAATGAGTAAATAATGACAATTATGTTCTATTGTGTAATAATTATAATCTTGATCAATTGTGGGGAATAAGGGAATTTCATGAAAAATGAGTTACAAGATCAGGAATTGACACCTGAGTTTATGGAGGGTCATATTGAGTTGATACACAATATGATACTCGGGCATATGGCTAATCATAATCTGACTGAATGGGTGGTAGAGCCGCCGATAAATGGGGTGTTTACAGGATGTTTAGAGTTTATTAAGCGTCCTAGAGAGGAAGATGATTACGTAAATCTAGTGGCTAGAATGGTATATAAGACAGATGACTGATTTTTATCATATACATCAGAGATATATCGTTTGTCCTTATTGTGGGTGTGAGAAATGCGACGATTTATGGGATTATTTTGGATCGAATAGTGATAAAATCACGATTGAGTGTAATAATTGCGAGAAAGAATTTGAGTGTGAGAGAGAACACAGTATAACGTATAGTACGTATAAGATTCCTTGTCAAAATGGGGAATCGCATGATTATATTTGGAAGTATCGGTGGAAGGATTTGGATATTAGTCACTGTAAGTGGTGCGATTTGAGGGATATAAAGAAGGCTGAAGATGATAGATGAGCAAAGTTAATCCTTATAAGTGTGAATCCCATAGACTTGATTTAATCTGTCCAGGATGCGTTAAGGCTTGGATTAGCCGTCATGATCGAATGCTAGGATTTATTAAGCAAATCGTACATAATCATACCAAATTTAAAGAGACATCCGATATGTCATTGGAAGGATATAAGGTATTAAAAGAGATAGGTAAAGTATGAAATCAGAATTAAAGAAAGATTTAAAAGAACGAAGTAGAAAGTGTTGCGAAGAAACTATTAAGGTATTTGATAAATATTTACCTGAAATGAAGGCATCGCGGGATAAAGATGGCCAAAAAGAATTCGAGTATAGAGTAATGGCAGTTATACTTTTGGAAATGATCCACGCGGGATTATTAAATGATGATGAATAAATGGATTAGCGTTAAAGATAGACTCCCTGAAAGTCCAAAAACTGGATGTGTGAATGTGATTGTCGCAACTTATGATATTGAAAGAGAAAGATATCACATTAGTTTTGCGGAATTTCAACGTAATAATTTTTATGATAATTATAATGAAAAAATGTCAATTGATGATCCTTATTGGCCTATAACCCATTGGATGCCATTGCCGGAACCTCCTAATGAATAAAATTATTTTTTGTGTTGGTGGTCATTTTATGCCGATCTGTGTGGATGATCCGAATATTAAGCATGATTCGGCTCTGATGATAGAAGATGTTGATCAAACTTATCGTATAAGCCTCGGTTTAAATCGTGATCCTATACTTTCTCGTCCTTATCAACCGTATTATGCTAGCACGGCAACAAAAGATAAGTTAATTTGTTTTCGTGATAAATTAACTAAGTTAATCGAGACCATAAAAAATGACTAAAACGAGTACACATCATTGCGCAGAAGAGAACTGTGAGAAATATATTCATAGAGAATCATCGAGATTCTGGTGTGAGCAGCATGAGATTGATAGAAGAAAGAGAATTGATGAGATGATGGATTCAATAGGGATGGCTTTATATGGTGAATGACCATTACGTTTGCTATATCTGCGGTCGCTGCAATCAATTCTTCGAGTTGTATGGTTATCTGGATGGCGTTCGAGTCTGTGCGCGATGTCAGATAATGGAAAGACAATCGGATTATGCGAAAGTTAAAAATGTATTGGCATTCCTAGCCCTCCTTTTCGGTGAAAAAGATACTTGGCGTGAAGATATCATGGATATTCCGCCAGATTATTTACTTGAAAAATTCAATCGCTATGTGCATAGGCTCCGAGATGAATCTCCATGGGGAATGCATCCCTCTTTGAAACGTGGAACTTTTGATCGATATTGTGAAAAATGGGAAATACCTAATGTCACTCAAAAAAATGATTCAGATAAAGACGAACATGATAATCGAGACATTAGCACAACATGAGCCCCTGGATAAATTCGATATGGCGTTGTTGCAAATACAAGCCACGATGATTAAACAGTTTGAGAAAAGAATCAAGGAAGGTGAAGAATAATGTTTTCCATGCAAAATAGCACTTGCCAAGTCCCAATGTATTGCAATCAATGCATAAGATTATCCGTTGAATGTGTATGTATTCATAGAGAATCTATGGCTAATTATGAGCAATATCTAAAATCGATTACTGAAGCAGGCAAGTTAGTTATGCCGCCAACCACAAGCTTTCCTTCTGCTGTTCAAGCAATTGACTTTATGGCTGGATTTGTTGCGCCACCAATCGAATGGAATGATCTGATACGAAAAAAACTTTTATTATTATTGAGGTGATTTATGTCATTAATGAAATATAAAGATGTGCTTGTACTTGCAAAAGAGAAAGTAAAAGAAGTCATGGCACCTTTACGTGCGCGTGAAATGTGTAAGAAAGCGGAATTAGAAGTCGCAAAGTTGGAAGGTAAGATTGCGGAGAAGGAACAGAAGATCCAGGAATGTGCATCTCAATATCCAATTGATTTCGATGAATTGATCTATGCGCTCGATGATCTTGAATTAACAAAAAGACGCATGGAACAATTTAGTAAGATTATTGCGGAGTTATTTGCAGATGAGTAAAAAGATAATAATGCTAGGATTAAGTTTAATTTCATTTGCTGCGTATGCCGATCAATTTATTCTAACGACAACTGGTCATGATAATTTAAAATGCAAAGATGGTCATCGATGTACATTAACAGGTGATCATGATGTGCAAATTATGAATGAATCGGACGAGCCGAGGCGATACTGGATTGATCAAGTAATTTATCTTAATTATAACTATATGCGTCCTGGATTTAAGGAACATCGAAGTTATCTATTCGTACCGCCCCATGCGTTAGGATATGACCATTATACAAGTTCAACTGTGGTTCGAGTGCCGGAAGGAAACCATATGGGAAGTGTGGAGACAATGGTCGGACAAGAAGGAACTAAAATTTATAAACAAGATATTAAATTATTTCACGTTAAGTCTAAGGTTAAATAATGATATGGATAGTCGAACTATTACCTTTAATAGTATTGCTATTGTTAACATTAATATCATTTCTGATGGCTATATATTTTTTTACTAGTTCTTATGAATAAAATTAATAAAGGATGTAAAACATGAATCCTAAATTTAAACAATTTTATGATGCAATACGCGAACAATATGAAGAATTAATTCGCGTGAATTTTCGTGACGGATCGCCTGAAGATGATTATGTGGTCGCATTGGGAAAGGTCTTATTTCAATACGAACGCAAATTAGCCTTTAAAGGAATGGATAAATTTAATGATGTAAGACCACGCTGGTAGGAGAAATAAATGCCTGAGACGTGGTTTATATCAGATACTCATTTCGGGCATAAAAATATCATTGAATATGAACCTGAAGCTAGGCCATTCAAAGATGTTAAGGAAATGAATGAATACATTATTCATAGATGGAATGATGTTGTGCGTGATGTTGATCTCGTTTATCATCTTGGCGATTTTTGTTTTGGCAAGGATAATGTTGACATTGCCGGACGACTGAAAGGAAGAAAAATATTAGTAATGGGTAATCATGATAATTATAGTAGTGGGCATTATTCGCAATATTTCCAGCAATTAGTAGGTTCTAAGCAATGGGAAGGTTGTATTTTAACTCACTTGCCAGTCCATCCAAATCAACTTAATGAACGATGGAAATTGAATGTGCATGGACATTTGCATGGTAAGCAAATTGAAAAAACAATTATGGAATTGACTCCATGTGAAATCATTATTAATGATCCAAATTATTTTAATGTCTCATGCGAGCAGAATAATTTAACGCCAATTAATGCGGATATAATTCGAGAAAGAATAAGAGAATTAACATGAGTAAATGCGAACATGATCCAAAGTTAACGGAAGGCCCAATTGGGATGTATCATTGCCCTGAATGTGGGGACATGGTGATAGCTGGTATTGACCATCCTGATATGGAGAAATATGAAGAAGAATATAAAAAGTACTGTGATCTTGAATATCAACGATTAAAAGATCATTTACGATCTCTTCAAGACGATGGCGTTGAAGATATTATTGCATTGATGGAAAATAATAATTCAATTAAAAATGGATTAATGGAAATATGGCTTCATACGGATTTCAATAAAGATTTTATGTGCATGCGATGTAGTAAAGAAACATTTGCATATCGTTTATATTGCAGTGAATTCTGTGAAAAAGCTCAAGAATTGGAATTCACATCATGAAAGTAGAAGTCGATTATCAATTCCGTAATCATCCAGAATATATTTCCGTAAAAGAAATAAGACATTTTGAACATGATAATTATCCAATAGTCGTTGGAAGAATAATCAGGGAAATAAATGATAAGGGTGGTACATTGAACTCCATACGCTTATTAACCGATCCTCCTTGGATTAAGAAGGAAAGTTTGGTATAAGACTTATGGAAGTCGTGGCTGAGTGGTTAAAGGCACTAGAAAAGACGCTAACCATAGGAAATGATGGTTTAGTAATCGCTAGATTAGTTTAAAAGCTTATCGCTAGTTCAAATCTGGCCGACTTTCCAAGATTCCGCGTCTTCTTGTCCAAGTACGTAGGAATGTTTGTTGCGCCGCTAATAGAAATTTATTGGTGGCGCAACAATATAAGTTTTGACCGGCATATTTTGACAATCATGTTCGCGCGTGTCATAGATAGTCGAGTATCGCTGGTCGCCATTTAAATGGCATGTAGCTCAGCGGCAGAGCCATGGGCTGTTAACTCATAGGTCGTTGGTTCGATCCCAACCATGCCAGTGAAGTTTATTAAACAAGGAATGTTTAATTGGAACGTAATCTCCTTAAAGAAAAGGAGGCTTTATCCGCCTCACTCCTCAAATTTACGCAATACTTTTTCTATTTGCGTACTGGCAGGAAATTCTCATTATCAGAGCCCATCGGTCGTGAAAGCCATTACATTACCATTTGCCGAGCTTTGCATCGGGTAATGAAGGGCGAAACAACTCGCCTCATTATTAATGTCCCTCCGAGATATGGTAAGACTGAACTTCTCATCCATTTTATTGCCTGGGCAATGGCTGATTTTCCTGACAGCAACTTCCTTTATGTCTCCTATTCCTTAGGACTCGCCAAAAAGCAAACCAAGACCGTTAAACAAATTATGATGATGAATGAGTATCGAGACACGTTTAATTTCGGTATTTCAGATGAAACAAGTGCAGGTGGAAATTTTGAAACAACTAAAGGAGGAAGTGTTTATGCAGCCGGAGCCGATGGTGAAATTACAGGTCGTGGTGCAGGTATTAAAGGTATTAACCGTTTTGGTGGTTGTATTGTTATTGATGATATCCATAAACCTTCAGAAGTCAGTTCTGACACAATTAGACAGTCAGTCAATGAATGGTATTTCAATACTCTGCAATCCCGATTAAATGATCCAGATAGAACGCCGATTATCTTCATTGGACAACGACTCCATGAAGATGATCTTGCGGGGAATCTAATTAAGTCAGATGAATGGGAAACGATCATTATTCCAGCATTAGATGATGCAGGGAACGCCTTACATCCAAGCATGCACAGCAAAGAAAAGTTGCTCAAGATGCAGGAAACAATGCCCTATGTTTACTCCTCACAGTACCAGCAAAATCCTCAACCATCAGGCGGTGGTATATTTAAGCCCGAATGGTTTTATCAGGCTGATGAGGAGCCAGATATTCTTGCGACATTTATTTGTGCAGATACGGCGGAAACGGATAAATCTTATAATGATGCAACAGTGTTTAGTTTCTTCGGACTCTACAAAATCAAGCAAGGTGATGTTGAGACAGATATTGTCGGTCTTCATTGGATCAATTGTGTCGAATTACGGATTGAGCCAAAGGATTTGGAACATGAGTTTATGTCCTTTTATGCTCGATGTATGCGGCATGCTCAAAAGCCCCGAATGGTCGCTATTGAAAAGAAATCCACCGGAGTCACACTTCTTTCTACCCTAAAGACTATTCGTGGTTTGAATGTTTTAGATATTGAGAGGACTAAAGCGTCTGGAAATAAGACTACAAGGTTTTTGGAAATCCAACCAATAGTCGCCGCCCGTCAAGTTTCATTACCCAAAGATGGAAATCATACGGCAAGTGTCATCGAACATATGCGTAAAATTACGGCAAATGACTCGCATCGTCACGATGATATTGCAGATACTTTGTATGATGGAATAAAATTAGGCATACTAGATAACGTCATTATGACAACTTCACCCGAACGCGCACAGGAAGATGAGCGCGTTGCACGCGGGATTATGGGATCGTTTCAGCAATTGCTGAAGCTAAGAAGTCAACGATAGGCAAGGAGCCTAGAGATGGTCGCAAAGCATATTCAGGATGAATTGCCACGTTTAAAAAAGGGTGTGAGGAACTTCTGCACCTATTTCGAACCAAATTTCAAACGATTTAACTATTTCCGCAAGTTCGTCTTCGATTCGTCATTAGGTGATGATGACAAGATGGTATTGGAGGCATTAAAAAAACCTCAGATTGAATTCAATATTGGCGAAGCTTATATATCGCGCTTGCGAGGCGAGTTTTCCAAGCAAGAGCCATCCATTGTGGTTACCGCCGAGGATGGTCGATCAGTTTCATCTGAATTACTAGCGACCGTAAAAGCCCATTTACGTCATATTATGTTCGAAGCAAATAAAAATAG